AATCAGTAGGTCAACAATATTTAGAAACACATAATAATTGGCCTGCACAAATGTGGATTCAAACTTCATACAATACAGCTGGTGGTCAACATAGAAATGGTGGAACACCTTTTAGAGGTAACTACGCAGGTATAGGTTATACTTGGGACGAAGATGATCAAATCTTTTGGCCTAAAAAACCATATGCATCTTGGGTAAAACATACTGAATCAGCTTCTTGGAAATCACCAATTGGTGATGCTCCAGCATTAACTGCAGAACAAACTTCACAAAATGAAGCTGGTACTCATCGATGGGATTATGATTGGAATGAATCAGGCCAGTCTTGGGACTTGACAGATCGATTAGCATAATTTAAAAATGGTGGTGGTATGCAGAAGAAAGTATTAACAGAACAAGCATTATATTTTGGTGATGTGGCAATGCCTAAAGATTGGGACATTGACCGAGATAAGTTATCAGGTGACATTCTACAATCAGTAATTCAAAACAAAGATTTTCCGTTCTCACGAACTTGGGATATGTTGAATACTTATATGCGAGATCACATTGGTCTTGAATATGGTATCAATCTTATCAACAAAGAAACGTGGGGAAACATCTATAAACCCGGCGAGACTACAATTCCATTATTAAATATTGATCCAGTAGATTTACGTAATTCACCAGATTTTACATTATTATATGGTGTAAAAGTCAAAGATTGTATGGTCAGAATCCATTTTGAAGATAACAGACGTAAAGGAAGAAGCTGGGATATACCATTGACTAATAATCAATTTATTATGTTTCCATCTACTAATATGTATTACTTAACAAATAATCAAAAGGATAGTTTAAATTTCGTACAAACTATAACGTATGAATATATCTAATTATTATTGGTATTTTAGCGGTGTTCTTACACCTAGATTCTGTGATGAAGTTATTAAATATGCTAACGCACAAAAAGAAGAGATGGCACTTACTGGTGGTTATGGAAGAGAAAAAGGTGATAAACCATTAAATAAAGAAGAAGTAAAAGATTTAAAAAGAAAAAGAAATTCTGATTTAGTATGGCTCAATGATACTTGGATATATAAAGAATTACACCCTTATGTTCACGAAGCAAATAAAATGGCAGGTTGGAACTTTGATTGGGAAAGATCTGAATCTTGTCAGTTTACAAAATATAAACTAAATCAATATTACGATTGGCATTGTGACAGTTGGGATAAACCTTATCAAAGAGACGATGTTAATCATCCAGAACACGGAAGAATTCGAAAACTATCTATGACTTGTCAGCTAACAGATGGTTCAGAATATAAAGGTGGTGAATTAGAATTTGATTTTAGAAACTATGACCCACATATGAGAGACGAATCGAAGCATAGAATACAATGTAAAGAGATATTACCTAAAGGTTCTATTATTGTATTTCCTTCATTTGTGTGGCATAGAGTTAAACCAGTAACCGCTGGAACAAGATATAGTCTTGTTGTCTGGCATTTAGGAAAGCCGTTTAGATAATGTATATAAATAACTATTTTAACACGACCATTTGGTCAGAACAAAAACCAGAGTTTATAAAGTCTTTAAACAAAGCTTCTAATAAATATATTAAGGAAGCAAGAAATAGAAACAAAGCACATATAAAAAAATATGGTGATTTTGGATTATCACATCACTCAACACCCCTTACAACAGACAATGATTTTTTAGATTTTAGAAATTACATTGGTCAAAAATCTTGGGAGTATTTAGATCACCAAGGTTATGATATGTCACAATACACAACTATGTTTAGTGAGCTATGGGTACAAGAGTTTGCTAAAAAAGGAGGTGGTCATCATTCAGCACACATACACTGGAATCAACACGTATCAGGTTTTTATTTTTTGAAGTGCAGTGATAAAACATCATACCCAATCTTTCACGAACCAAGAACAGGTGCACGTGCAACTAAATTAAAAATGAAAGATCAAAAAGGTGTAAGGGGTGGTACAGAACTTATAAATTTTAGACCCACACCAGGTACATTAATTATATTTCCAGGGTTCTTGGAACACGAATATGCAGTAGATTACGGCATAGAACCATTTAGATTTATACATTGGAATATACAAGCGGTGCCGAAAGAAATGGCAAAAGATGTTTAAAAAGAAAAAATATACAGTTATTCGTCAAGCAATATCAAAAGACTTAGCAGCCTTTGTTGCAAACTATTTTTGTATGCAAAAACAAGTATATGATACTTGTAAACAATCTAGATACTTTTCACCATTTGAAAATATATTAGGCCACTATGAAAACAAAGACGAGCAGATTCCAGATACTTATTCTCAATACGGAAACATTGCTATGGAAACTTTATTACTTAAATGTCAACCAGAAATGGAAAAGGTAACAGGGTTAAAATTATATCCAGCCTATACCTATGCAAGAATTTATAAAAAAGGTGATGAACTTAAAAGACACAAAGATAGATTTAGTTGTGAAATATCTACCACTATGAATTTAGGTGGTGATGACTGGCCAATTTATTTAAGCCCTAATGAAAATGTAGGTATACCAGAACACAGGGGTGGTAAAAAAGGAATTACTGTGTCTAGTAAAGCAAAAGGCATTAAAGTAGATCTAAAACCAGGAGATATGCTGGTTTATTCTGGCTGTGAGCTAGAACATTGGAGAGAAAAATTTAAAGGCAAAGAATGC